GTTTGTTCAGACCCCACCCTGTCTCGTCGGCCCACTTAAGTGTGGGCGTTGAGAACGGCTAACCCTCGAACACGAACGTCAAAACGTGCAAGATGGTTAGTGGGCGACTAGACCTGGTGAAGATACCAGGTACTCTAGGAATACCTCTGTCGTATCCGTTGCGAAGGCAGCCGGGCGCAAGTTGGTGTGCTTGCACCTCATCGACTTGTGGACAAGTATTTCCAGAGTATAACGACAACCGAACTTTAAAAGCAATGATCTTTACTTTCAAAGATATGTCGGCTGCCATTATAAACCGGAAGTGGATCACCCTCAAAGAAATTTGGGGGGTAACCCACCTTCTGGTCCTGTCCGTGGGTCTCTCTGAGTACCTAGGGGATTTCAAGCTTTTCACAGAACGACTCACCACCTTGTGGCGTAAGTCCGGGAAGAAATTCCTGGTCCTATACCTAAAGGAGTGTGTCGCATGTGTAATTGCCTTCTTAAATCACACTTCGCGCGCTACCCCAGAAGGGGGCGTGCGAGTGCGGTTAAGTCGAGCTGGGCTTCCATTGATTATCCCTGGACCTATTCGTTATATCGTCTACCGCTTTCGGGCGGAAGGCGGTATAAAGGACCGGTTGGTTACACGGGTTGTGTTGACTGTTCTTTCGTTGTACAGAGTTATGAACTTTGTGTCATTGCCTAACTTGGCAACAATCACGGATCCTTTTAATGGGATTTCGCCATTGCTCCTCTTTGAGGAGCTGGTGAAAGTTCTTTCTCTGTTCCCACGAGAGAGAGTCAAAGGCGTAAGTTGGACCATTAGGGAGTCTGCGGGTCCAAATGGACCCCGGGCGACTTGGTTTGCTGGTGCTGATGCATTGGCCTGGTTGGATCACCCGCGATTGCTGGTGTCCCTCCTGGGCTTTATGTATTCAGCTAAGCAATTCAAGCCCCTTTGTTGGTTACTCCTTATCCAGTTGATCTCATTTCCCGGGATACTGGTGTTGATCGCTCTAAAGGGATTGCGAGTCGTCCCATCTAAATTAGGTCGCCTTGCGGCGCTTAATACTGATGGGGCTGGGAAACGCCGGATCATTGCGATCACGGATTTCTGGACACAACTTGTGTTCAGACCTTTCCACGACTGTTTGTTCCGCATGCTCAAGTTAATCGAGCAGGACGGGACATTCGATCAGTGGAAACCAATTGAAACCTGGGTTTTACCCCGGTTGCGATTGGGTTTCCCCGCTTTCTCTTTCGATCTCACAGCTGCCACGGACAGACTGCCTATCCAATTTCAAGGCCAGGTCTTCGAAATCCTTTTTGGGAAACGATTATCTGGTCTCTGGATGAGTCTGTTAGATCGGGACTGGTGGTTCCAAGGTAAGCCTATCCGCTACGCCGTAGGCAACCTATGGGAGCTTTAAGCTCTTGGGCAATACTGGCTCTCTGCCACCATGTGGTAGTTCAGTTAGCTGCTCAACACGCGGGATGGACGACTTGGTTTCCCTATTATGCAGTCCTCGGTGATGATCTTGTCATCGCGGACCGCCTAGTAGCTGACCACTATCTTTCCATCATGCGGACGCTCGGGGTACCTATTAACATGCACAAGTCTCTTGTGTCTGAAACAGGTTTTCTCGAGTTCGCCAAAAGGTGGCTAAGTGGGACAAGAGGGGAGATGTCCGCAATAGGACCGGGATTACTCCTGGCCGTGTTACGGAATGTCTACCTCTTTCCTGTCCTGGTCTTACAACTCTTTCAGCGGGATTGGATCCAGTTTCCGAAGCAGTTAGAGAATGCAATAGCGATTCTTGCGAAGGTTCGACGTAATATCGACCCTGCGCTTGTTTCGCTAATGTTTGCGACAATTATCGGCCCATCGGGGCTTTTACGCAATTCTGGCCACGTAACGGCTTTCGCCGAGGCGTGGTTCCAAGCAATTGCAAAACTCCCAATGGGTTCTGCTGTGTCGTACGTCATCCAGGCCTTTCAGGTCATGGTGACGGCCGATATAGCCGATAAAGCCAACACCGCCACAGAGAATCTTGAATTCTTCATCCGAGAATGGATAAATCGTCCTATTCTCCGTGGAGATGACTGGTTGTCTGCGGTATTCTCTATCCCGCTGATTCTGGTATCACCTGGATTCTGGATTTACCTTCAGGTCCTATGGAAGGGGAGAAATCCCTCGTACTCTGCTTCGTTAAACCTTTACGGGATTCTTAATCCCGATAAGGCTAGCGAACCAGGGGCCATCCAATTTTCGTTACTTGAGATCACGGAGCTGGCTTCCATTGATTGGAAACAGCGCCCTGCTATCAAGACTCAATTCTCTGTCACCTCCGATCTAATGAAGACCGTCCAGGGACTGCTGGAATTCGAGCTTCGCAATGCGAGCTCGTTATCTCTTACAGTACTGGGTGAGACAACTTCAAAGGTTGAGGACTAACGATCCTCGGACGGGTCCCGGCCAGCTAGCGAAAGCGAAAGTGCGGCGAGATTACATCAACCCCATTGCTGGTCAGTTAATGACCCTTCCTTACGACCTGAGGAGGTATCCATTGGACAGGCGCTGGGCATCGAAACTCTGCCCATTCTTACCAAAAGGCGTTAGCCGGGGTGGTAAGAAG